AATCAGGAAGATGATGAACATACTGGTAGACTTGTTGAACTAGTTAAGTGCTTCTGGAAGAGTAGGAAGAAGATTGGAATTGTCACATACGTTGATCAGTTTGGTCAGGAGCAGAAGAAAGAAGTTGAAGAAGACTATGAAATGCAAGAGAATGATCTTGAAGTAGAATGGTACTGGATTAATCAGGTTTGGAAAGGTACGAGAATTGATGAAGATATTTACGTTGATATCCAACCTCATCCAGTACAGAGAAGAGATATGGATAATCCATCCAAATGTAAGCTTCCTATTAACGGGAGAAAATATTCAGATAGAAATGCTCCAAATATTTCTCTAATGATCCTTGGTTATCCATATCAGCTAATGTATAATATCTTCAAGTATCGTCTAGAGAAAGAAATTGCTAAGTCTAAGGGAGTTATTGCACAACTTGATATTAACATGATCCCTGAAGATTGGGATATGGATAAATACATGTATTATATTGATGCTACTGGAATAGCATGGCAAGACTTTCAAAAAGAAGGCATTCAGCCAAATCCACATCAGCAGCAAGTAATGGATCTAACAATGAAAACTGCTACTCAGTATATTGAGTTACTTGAGTATACTAAAAAGGAACTATACGATCTCATTGGTATTAACCCACAGAGACAAGGTAAGGTTAATGAACATGAGAAAGTTCAGAATGTGGAAAATGCTATTTCACAGTCTTCTTCAATGACTGAGGACCTATTTGCAAGGTATGCTGAATTTGAAGAAAGAGACTTACAAGCACTTCTTGATTACTCCAAGTGGGCCTGGGTTAATGGTAAAAGTGCTAATTATAGACTTCCCGATCATGGAGAAGAGATTGTAGATATTGATGGTCTTCAGCATATGGAAAGTAATTATGGAATCTATGTCTCTGATGCTAGAAAAGATGTTGTCAAACTACAGAAGGTTAAAGAACTTGGTCAGGCATTACTTCAAAATGATGGTGCTATGACAGATGTAGTTGATATCATTGATTCTGATTCAATGTCAGCAATGAAGGATAAATTAAAAGATGCTGAACAAAGGAGACAGAAGCTAGTTCAGGCTAGACAGAAAGCTGAACAGCAACAGCAGAAGAGAGAACAGCAACTTGAAATGCAGAAGATTAAGGCTGATCTTGAAGAAGCTAGAATGGATAACGAGACTGATATCAAGATTGCTAAGATTAAAGAAGGTAGGGAGATTGAAGAAAATGCAAAAGAAAGAGAGCTTAAAGAGAAAGAACTTGAGCTAGAAGAGAAGAATATTGAGTCTGATAAAGAGATTGCAGAGATGCAAAATCAAGAAAACAATGACGGGGAATAGATAAGTGTTATATAATAAACCCCTGAAAAAGCACAGAACAACGGTTTTATTACTACATAGTATTTACTAGAATAAATCAAATTATAACAAATTATGCCATTTAATGTAGATGAAGTTACTTTCGATGAACTAGAAGATCAGGATGACTCTCCTGAAGATCTAGAAAATAATGATGATCTTGGAGATGAAGATCTAGAACAAAATCAACCAGAGTCCAAAGAAGAGGCTGGAGAGGTAGAAGAACCTGACAGTTTCGATAATCTAGATGAAGATATTGATGATGATCTTGATTCAGATGAAGATGAAGAGCCAACAGATGAAGATGAGAACACAGATGTTGATCAAGATGAAGAGATGGATGAAGAGCAAGAACAAGACGATGAGCTAGAGGAAGAGGAAGCACGATTTGTTGATGATTTAGCAAGTCAGTTTGGTCTTGATCCAGATGAAGATCTTGATGGAGAGGTTGAAGATACTTGGGATGATGCACTTAAAGTTGCTCGAAAAGGAGCAGAAACTATGGCAACCCAAGAGATTAATGGCTTCTTTGAAAAGTATCCTGATATTGCAGAATATGCACAGTTTAGAGTAAATGGTGGAGATCCTGATACTTTCCGAGAAGAGGTACTAAATGCTCCTTCATATGATGATCTTGAACTTGAAGGAAATGAGCAAACTCAAGAGAGAGTTGTTCGTGAGAAGCTTCAGGAAGTAGATGGATTTTCTGATGAGAAAGTTGATCAGAAAATTGAGAACTATAAGAGTGGTGGGATCCTCAAGAGTGAAGCTGAAGATGCTCGTGACATTATGTCTAATAAACAAGAGCAGAAACGAGAACAGCTAATTGAGGAGCAAGAGAAGAAAGCAGAACAGCGAAGACAAGAGCAACTTGAAGAACAGAAACGATATAAAGAGACTATTCGAGAATCATATAGTCTAGGGGATCTACAACTCCCTGAAAATAAGAAAGATGATTTTGAGGAATATCTATTTGAGCCTGTTGATGAGGATGGACTTACACAGGCTGAGAGGGACTATCAGAATATGAGCAGAGATGAAGCACTTGCTCTTTATTACGTTATGTTTGAAGGTGGTCCTGATAATTTAGGAAGTTTGGTGGATAATAAGGCATCTACCAAGAAGGCTGAACAAATTAGCAATAAGCTAAGTAAATCTTCTAGTAGGAGTGTAAAGGATAGATCCGAAAAGAGTGGTAGAAGCGGTAGAGATGAAAGTCCAAATCTTGAAGGCTTCAACCTTGATCAGCAAATTGGGTAATACGGGTAATTTTAATTTTAATCAATAACAACAATTAACTATGAGAGTATCAAAGCAGCGTTATAATGATTCACAGATGACAGACCAGAATAGTCTGGCTAGTGCTCTGCTTCAAAATCCTGAGAAGCTTTCTAGGACTATGGTTTTCCTAGGTGGTCGAGAGGATAAGCGTTTTCCTCTTACCATGCTTACTGAGGGTGTGGGTAATACACGAAGCATTGATAAGTATGAGTATGAGTACAATGTAATGGACCGGATTGATCGTACACGTCCAGTAGCAGAGACTCCTGCAAACATATCTAATGTTGGTCAGGGCAATACCCGATTCCAGCTTAAATTTCCAGATAAGTGGTTTATTAAGGACTATGTTCTTATTAGCCCTTCTGGTGTTAGGTGTCGAGTTCAGGAAGAACCTCGTCCTGTAGGTAGTAATTATGAATACACTCTTCAGATTGCTAATAGTGATCCTAATGCAGTTGTACCTTCCGAAGACCTTCAGGCTGGTGCTCGGTGGGGTCAGCTCTTTGCTCCTGTTGGTACAGATCACTCACGCGGAAACGCTCATAACTTTAGTACACCTTCCAAGATCCGTCACAAGATCACAAAGGTCAGAAAGAGTTATCAGATGGGTGGCTCTGTTGACAACTATGTAATGGACATTGAGCTTCCTACTTCTAACGGTACTACTAATCTCTGGATGCCATTTGAAGAGTGGCAGTTTATGCTTAAGTGGCGTATGGAGATGGAGATGCTTTACTGGTATGGTGAACAGTCTTATGATGAGAATGGTAATACTGTCCTCCGTGATGAAAATGATCAGCCAGTAAACATCGGTCCTGGTCTTTTCCAGCAGGTCGTTAATAAGGATTCCTACTCACGCCTTACTGAGAATAAACTTAAGGACGTGATTGGTGATCTCTTCTATGGTATGACTGATGGACAGGATCGACAGGTTACTCTGTATACTGGTCAGGGTGGAATGAGAGAGTTTGACCGTGCCATGAAGGATTATGTTGGTTCTACTAACTTCCAGATCCTTGATGATAATAAGTTCATCAATGGTAGTGGAAGAAACCTTTCACTAACTGGTTACTTCACAACTTATCAGCACGTTGATGGTCATACTGTTAACGTCGTGAAGAACCCTCTATTTGATCACGGTCCTGTGTCTAACACACGACCTAAGCACCCTGATACTGGATGGAGTCTTGAATCCTACAGAATGTGCTTCGTTGATCAGAGTAATTATGAAGGAGAGCCTAACCTACAGATGATCAACAAGTCTGGTGAGGAAATGAAGAAGTGGGCTGTTGCAGGATCCACAGTACCAAATGGATTCTCCGATACTGGTGGTGGACTTAGAGCCACTGATATTGATGGAGCTTCAGTCCATTATCTTAAGACTAGCGGTATTCTACTCCGTAGATTCGATACTTCACTCGATCTACAATGCATCGCTTCTTAAGAGAACTTATTGAATAGAGAACAATCCTAGTGTGAGTTGGT